GCATAACTGACATGGCCATAGATGACCACGGCTGGTTATGTGATTGGGAAGATGCTTCCCTGACCCCTGAGAAGGGATCACAAACTTCCGCTCTAATAGAACAGAGTGGTACCACGAAGAAACGTCGACGTGGTAACCGCGGAGGATCCAAGCGCTCTGGGAGCACTAGATCCGACGTAGCGTCTTCGTCCGGGGACGCTGAGTCATCAGACTCGGGTGCGGCCGCCTCAGAATCATCTGGGGAGGCCGAACTAGACACTAAAGGCAAAGAAGTATTGCTTTGGCAAGCCGATATAGATTGGCTGCCTAAGGCTGTATCTTTCGATGCCGAGGACGAACTTCACAATCTGGATGGAGAACCCATCCCAGGACCTGAAGAAGTCCAGAACGCACCAGAAGGCAATTATCCTTCGAGGTGGCAAAGAGGTCAGAAATACTACTATCCCTCTGTCCAGGGCTTACGCCCAGTGAACAGTGTGAAGAAGCATGTTCTGACTCCCATATTTGGGAGGCCTGTTGAGCTTATTGCAAACTCTCCAAGGCTCTTCTTTGACCAACGGGTGCAGATGGTTAAAGGCAAAGGGCGCCGGATCTCACTTGAAGACCGGTGGGGAACTTGGAATTCCAAGTCCGATTCCCGACACCTTTCTAACCACGAGGTCGATGCACTTCGCGCTGAAGATCTCTTGCGATACTGGTCGCGCCAGAAGACCGATGATGGTCGGCCGACAGCTGCGGCAGCGAAATATTTCGCTGCGCTCAGGAAAGCAGAGTTCATGCGATGTACATTCGACGCTTTGGTCCTCCCCTTTCAGGACATCCGGAAACGGTATCCTGGTTCGCATTTGACATCAGATCAAGTCCGCGTCCTTCAAAGAATGAAGAGACGCATCCTTCTTGATCCCGTCAATGCGGCAGGAGAGGTTAAGCGTTGGGCTGGGATAGCCCGTTCCCACTACTTTGAGGACCCAGAAGCTCCTTCGCTGCCACCCTTGTTAAGGGGGCTGACGAAGTTTTCGCTTCTTCAGTTCTCTTTCATAGGTAGGGGGTTACCCAGTCCGCCTCGAGATCCAACTCTCATAAAAGATTATGTAGAGCGTCTCCAGACGGAAGCCCCACCCGAGCCATCGGACTGGGGGAGCTTTTTGGATGACTATTTGGCTACTTTCAAGCCAAAGACCGACCGTTACAATATACCCCAAGTGGAGTATGCAACGGTTCCTTCGGTTTCTGCCGCTCTCGGTTATTCACGCGAGACCGGCGGATTCACGAAGGGGGTCCAAGACTTGGTTTCGCTTGGAGTAGCCATCTCCCTCTTATCTCAGAGAAACGCGGAATTCCGCGAGACACTTCCCGAATCGGTGAAGGTCATTCTCGGTGATGCAAGAGGGACTGGTCGATCAGGGTCGGAATACTTTCAGTATATTCTCCGCCCCGCGCCCACCACATTGCTAGATGTAGCTAAGTGGTTCTTGCCAAATGAAGGCCGCTATTCTTACGCGTTAAGGATCGCCGTGCATTTTGTGCTGTCAAAGTTGACGCACATCCCGCTCGGCCCTCTAAGCGCAGAGGAAAAGGGTCTAAAGACGCGTTATCCGTCATTAACAATGCCGGCAGCGACTTTGGTCTATCAACTCTTTCGTAGAGCGGTAGACTCTCATTTGACGAGGGATCCAAGGCACTCGGAGTCTTTAGGTGGAAACCTAAAATATGACTTCGACCGTCTAGAATGCAGGCCTGGCACGTATTTTTACAGCCAAGACCTGAGTTTCGCTACGGATTACCACCCATTCTGGTTACAGAGGGGGTTATACGAGCGAATACTAAAATACCATCCAGCACTAAAAGAGTGGGGACAGTATTTCGATAAACTTTTCGGTCCACAAGTGATTGTGGATCCTAAGAAAATCGATAGCCCATTCGTGTTGGATAGGCTACGAGCGTCACAACCGGACTTCCTTCACGACCCAGACGGGGTGAAGGCCAAAATGGAATCCGGTGAGCAATTTCTCCGCAAAGAGTTCTTCCATGGGAACCGAAAGGTCGGCCCGGATGAGCTCGAAGTGTGTGAAGCTCTGGTCCTTGATTTCACCACTGCTATAGAGCAGGTGAACCAATTTGACCGCGTTCTTACCTCGGTTGGAGCCTCTATGGGCACCGCGACGGCCTTTCCAGGCATGCCACTCGTCACGACTTATGCGTGTACGAGGGCAGGACTGAAAGAGTTCGTCACCGCAGGCGATGATGCGGCCATACCAAACATGACCCCTGAAAAGGAGGTTCTGTTTGAAGATGCTGTTAGGGCATGTAATGGTAAGCTTTCCTTAGGCGATCCCGCCAAAGGTAAGCCGAATAAGATCTTTAAGCATAGACATAAATTTATGTTCTGCGAAGAGGTCTATTCCACCTATCCGACCGGGAAACCGCGTCGTGTGAAGGTGTACCATATGTCCCTATGGACTGCTCCTCCTGGAGGAAGTAAAGGCTCGATCGACTGGTTTAATCAACCGTCGTCAGTGCGAATGCACTACGAGGATGTGGGAATTCCCAATTCTCGTAGCCTCTACAAATTCTCCAAGACTTGGCATGCAGCCTTAGCAGCATATAAGCTTGGTGTGCCCGTAGGCGCCGACATACCATATGGGGGGATTAACCATCCGGCTTTTCCCCCTATGGCTGGTCTGCGGAAACGCGACAACCATTTTTGGTTATCGTCGGTTTCCCAGCTCACAAAATTCGAGCTGGCCCTTGGTACGGGACTATCGATTCTACCAACTGGAGCCTCCCAAATGTCTCGGGAGATTGCTCGCAAGGAGGTAGAACGCCTGGATCTAAGTATCAACGAAGATACAGGCGAACCTCTCCTGTCTGACGATCCTGCTGGCGTGAGCCTGCGGGATGCTGTCGATCAGATAATGAGAGTAACCGCGTCGTGGGAACTTTACCATCGCGCCCCTCCTTCGCAAGTGAAGACTCCTTCTGTTCAGAAGGTGTCTTCAATACTTGCGTCGAAGGTTCGCAGGAAGAGAACCCTCCGCCGTGACCTTGAATTCAAGGCTACAATGGAAGACGTGGCTCGGAAACTTGCCCAGTTCATTAGCAAAGAACATCGATTCTTGCCAATGAATGCACAGTCTAGGGCCTATGGCCTTAAACCGTCCACTGTGGAACGACATAAGAAGTTCCAAGAACAGTGGGAGCATCTTTCCGACCTGAGAGTGGATCGAGCCTATGTCTCTGGGTTAGCACCTTGGCGTCCTGCCGAGGCGACCCTGAGATCCGACTAGACCACCCTAACAGGGTAGAAAGAGGACCTGTCTACGAATCAAATAAAG